CACTGCGATGAAAAATAGATGTGTGTCGTATGAGAGGTATCGTGCAAATAACTTATTTAAAAGTAAGTATTTTATGGTTAAACTTACGACGGAGATACTAACAAAGGAAAAAATATTTGATGACTACATCTGGTACAGTCAAGAAGAAATCCGCGAAGAAATCAAAAAAGGTTTCAAAAAAGAAAGTTAGTAAGAAAGCAGCCAAGAAAAAAGTAGCTGCTAAGAAAGTTGTAGCTGCTAAGGTTGAAGTCTTGCCTCCAGACCCCGATCCTGTACACACAGAATCAGAAACGGAGAAACTTTATAAAAAGAAGCTAGCGGAGCTAGAGCGTAAAGAAATGGAGATAGAGCTACAAGAGGGCTTACCTTTTCTTTATGGTTGGAAGTGGTATGCATGGGCGAAGAGATTTTTCGACTCCACCGCCAAGTTAAATTTTTTAGTCGCAGCCAACCAAATATCAAAAAGTTCTACCCAAATAAGAAAAGCCCTGGACTGGGCTACAAATACAGACAAATGGCAAGAACTTTGGCCCTCCCTACCCCCGGGGCAAGTTCCTAACCAGTTTTGGTACTTATACCCATCTGGTAAGCAAGCATTGGCAGAATTTGAAACGAAGTGGCCACAATTTTTACCCCAAGGTAAGTACAAAGACGATCCAAAATACGGGTGGAAGCCTAAATATAAGCATGGTGAGATTTATTCGATTGAGTTCAAGTCTGGCGTGACAATTTACTTCAAAACTTACAAACAGAACGTGCAGTTACTTCAATCGGGTACAGTTTACGCTATCTTTGCCGACGAGGAGTTACCTGTAGAGCTATATGATGAGTTAATTTTTAGAATAACAGCAGTTGACGGATATTTCCATATGGTATTCACAGCTACTCTTGGACAGGATCTATGGCGTCGGACCATGTGCCCCGGACCAAGGGAAAAGGAGCATTTACCAGAAGCATTCAAGCAGACTGTATCTATGATGGATTGTATGCGCTATTTGGATGGAACTCGCTCACACTGGACTCCATCCAGGATTAAACAAGCTATAGCTCGCTGTAAAATCCAAGAAGGAAGTGGATAAGCGTATTCATGGCATGTTCGTAATGGACGTTGGTCTAAAATACCCACAATTTGATCCGTCAAAACATATGACAGAGTGGCATAAGTTACCAAGGGGTTGGAAAGTGTACGCGGGTATTGATACGGGGTCCGGGGGGCTTAAAGAACCACCCTTCTGCTATTGTATTCGTAGGAGTGGCGCCCGATTACAAGTCTGGTAGAGTATTCCTTGGCTGGCGCGGGGATAAGATTGACACAACGGCTGCTGATACATTGGGCAAGCTAGAGTCTTTAAAGGATCAGTTTAATCTAAAGCCAATAGAGCACCGGTACGATTTTGCAGATAAAGACTTCTTTAACATCGCAATCCGCAGGGGTATTCCTGTAATTCCTGCCGATAAGAGCCATGAGCGCGGTGAGCAGATTGTTAATGTTTTATTTAAACACGATATGTTGAAAATTTATGCAACAGATGAGTTGTTAAAACTCTCAGGTGAGCTAAGCTCTTTGAGAGTAGATACTCCAAAAGTTAAGGCCGTGGATGACTTCTGCGATGCCCTTCGCTATTGCGTAACTACTATACCGTGGGACTTCTCTGCAATTGGAGAGGAGGTTGAGGAATTACCGGACACGCCGGAAAAGCCCCGTACCCCCGAGGAGCAAAATATAATTGATCGTAGAGAAATGGTCGTTGGTTGGAAAAAAGAAATGGAGATAATGGAAGATGAATTTTCTGAATGGAACGAAGCGTATGGATAGTGAATTAACCCAAGAAGTGCGAACTATGAAAGCACAGTTGGATAAACTTGGGAGGGCCTTTGAGTTGTCGAAAGAATCTCGGGAACTAGATAGTTATGCTATGTGCTCAGTTATACGCCAATGTGGTGAATCTGGCGTATATGAGGCTAAAATAGGTGACTTAGAGCTGAAATTGGCCCCTAAAAAGGAAGTTTTCGAGAAAGTACCGGAGAAAGAACAGGATGGACTTGAGCCCGTTAATGAGGAACAATATAGGGAGTCAGAAAAAGAACTTGCAAAACAGGAGCAATTGTTGAAGCAAGCTACGCTGGACGAGCTAGAGATAACAAATCCGTCGCTTTATGAGGAACTTTTATTAAATGAGGAGCTAATAGATGCCGAAGAAACACAAGATCAGTGAACTAGACCAAATGTTCTTAGACGCTGAGTCTATAGATCAGGCTATATTTTCGGAGATGCGGTCTAACGTTCGGCTGATTGCGGGGGATCATTACACACGCGGAGCTAGCTCTCGCTACTTTAAGCGCCTAAGAAATCATGGCGGTACAAAGCAGGAACAGAAATTACGGATTACTAAGAACTACATTGGTAAGACCTTTAAAATTTATTTAAACCACATAATGTCTACAGGTCCAAATGTTGGATTTACGCCTAACAATGAGAATGAACTTCAGGACCAAAAAGTAACTGAGATGAACGAAGCGGTATGGCGGCACGCTGAGACAACCCAAAGGTTGGATAAGAAGCGAAGGAAGTGGGCAGAAGATTACATTGGTATCGGCGAGGTGTTTGTAAAGCAATTTTACGACCCCGATGCGGGTTCTATTGTTGGGTATGAGTCCAGCGGCGAGTACGACGCCCAGGGCCATGAAATCCCCGATGAGGACAAGCCTGTTCATATGGGGGAGATAAAGTTCGAGCTAATCCACGGCTTCAACTTACTTCGTTCACCAGATGCCAAAACTTTGGAAGAGTCACCTTATTTAATCAACCGGAAAATGGTCAGCATACAGGACTTACAGGCTGCATTCCCTGATAAGGCATCTAAGATTAAGCCAACTATGGATAAGACGTATAGAATATTTGACTCTAATTCTGGCGCTGTACGCAACATGGGTAAGAATGAAGCGTTGGTAAAAGAATTTTATTGGCGTCCTAGCGCTGAGTATCCCGAGGGATTCTTTCAGATGTACACAGAGAGTGTTGATTTAGCATCTGGCGAATTGCCGGGTGGCGTATTTCCAATTAACTACGCTACATATGAGGAGATACCAACTTCACCCCGTGGAAGAAGCTTCGTAAAGCAAGCTAGAGCTCCACAGGCTGAGATTAACCGTACGAGCTCCAAAATGGCTGAGCATCAGATTACTTTGGGTGACGACAAGCTACTCATCCAAAATGGTACTAAAGTCACAGCAGGTGCATCCTTGCCCGGTGTGCGATCCGTAAATTATACGGGAATGCCACCAACTATCCTACAGGGACGCGATGGTAGCCAGTACTTGCCTTACCTTCAGGAAAATATCCACGAATTAAAAGATATCACCAATACTAGAGAATTGGATAAAGAGGGTCGTGCTAAAACAGACGCTTATGCGATGCTTTTTCAAGCGGCGAGCGCTAAGAAGGAATTTGCACTACCCATCCAAGCTTTCGAGCAATTTTTGATAGATGTGACAAATACTCACTTGGCTCTAGCTAGAGTACATTATGAGAACTACGCGGTAATCAAGGCTGTAGGTAAGCCCGAAGCTGTAAATATGGAAGAGTTTAGAGCGGCACCCGATACAAGCTTCACAGTTAAAGTTGTTGCTCAGTCTGAAGACTTACACACTAAAATGGGTAAGCAGATGGCTCTTAATCATATTATCCAATTTGCCGGTGCACAACTAGGCCCGGAACACATTGCTAAGATCATACGGGAGATGCCTTTTGTAAATACCAAGAACATTACTGAGGATTTGACTTTAGATTATGATTCAGCGGTCAATTCAATTCTGGCCTTGGACCGGGGTCAATTACCCGTGTTTAGCCAATTTGATAACCATGTGAATATGATAAAAATGCTCACGGGTCGTATGCGCAAAGCTGACTTTCCTATGATGCCACCAGAGGTGCAGCAGAACTACCAACAAGTTGTACAGTTACATGAGCAGCAGGAGCTAGAGAACCAACAGCGTATCCAGGAGATGGAAGCAGGATTTATCCCAACAGGAGGTCCACTTACAGGTGTTGACTTCTTTGTGCCGAATCCAAAAGATCCTTCCAAAACTAGGAGAGCGAGGGTACCATTTGAGTCAATTAATTGGCTAATAGAGATGATAGAGAAGCAGGGGTCGAGTTTAGAGAAGCTAGAACAGCTAAATCCTTCAACAGTAGCTCATATGGCAGATAATTTAATGAAAACAGATCAGGCTCAACGGATGGGCCAGATACCACAATAAGGAGATAGAATGGTAACTGAGGACGAAGTAACAGAAGACACGGAAGTATTACAACCTACTGCACCGGAAGAAGAGTTAGGTGTTGAGGATAGAGAAGTAAATAATGTCGAGGGTGAGCAAAATACCGAAGAATTGGAAGTAACACAGGCTCTTGAGCAGAAAGAAGCTGAGTTTACACCCAATTATAAGTTTTCATCTTATGGTGAAGAACATGAAATACCAGAATTTGCTCGCGCTTTGATAAAAGATGCCGAGTCAGAGAAACAAGTTAAAGAGATTTTCAATAAAGCTACCAGCTTTGACACATTCAAGGAAAAGGACGAGAAACGCTCTAAGTCCTTTGAAGAGGTACAAAATAAGTTCAATCAATTGGATACGGGCGTAAAAGCTGTAACTGAAGCTATTAAGCGTGATAATTGGGATGAGTTCCTTAAAAGTTCAGGAATTGATGAGAATTGGATTTACAAAAAGGTACTGGATAAGGTAAATTATAACGAAGCTAGTCCAGAGGAAAAGGCTCGGATAGACGCTAGGAACCAGCAACAAAGTCAAGTTTTCGAGTTAGAAAACAAAACAAAGACTTTGGAGCAACAGGCTCAAGATGCGGTTGTCCAGGCCAAAAGATACGAACTGGAAATGACTTTGGCGAACCCTGAAATCAAAACCTTCGCAGAAGCTTTTGACGCCGCACCGGGAAAACAACCTGGCGCATTTCGGGAAGCTATTATAGACCAAGCAGAACTAGCTTGGTATAGAAGTGGCGGAAAACAAGACCTANCAGCGGAACAAGCTGCTAGAGAAGTAATGCGTTTGTTAGGTAATGGATATCCGACACCCCCGCAAAACCTCCAAAGCGGAACGGCTCAGATTCCAAATGTTACCGGAACACAACAGACACAACCAACAGCAAAAACGATAATCCCCAATGTCAAGGGCAAGGCTTCACAGTCACCTTTGAAGGGAAAAGCTGCCAAATCCATATCGGATTTGAAGAAAATTTATAACGAAAGATATGTAGCGCAGCAAGCATAACTTTTTAACCGGAGGCATAAATGGGAACAACTAGATCCTTTTCAAACATGCTTAATGAATACCTTCCGAACAATTTG